TTTCATTATCCAATTACTCCTGTTTTTATGTTTAGTCTTTGCTGGCTTGATAAGTGATACAAGTTGCACCACTTGCAGTGATAAGTTCTAACTGGTATCTTATCATCTTTCTTTTTGTTATGCTGGGCATTTACTATTGAATATAAAGCACCCATTTTTGTGTATTTGCGTTTTTTACACATATTATTCACTAGCTTTCTTAATCATTGCTTGCTTATAAGCCATAATCGTTCCGTCAAACATAGCACTTTGGATTTCTCCTTGTTTAATAAACCCTTTTTGTTCTAATTGAATTACTTGTTTTGTTAATCCTTTTAATGTAAATGCTGTTGCTACTTTAATTTTATCCTTAGGTTTTCTGTTAAATAATTTCATTTGTTTTTTCACCAAAACTTTCTATCTTCATGTCTTCGTAATTAATTATCAAAAACACTCCATTCATTTATCGTGAATAATTCAAAGCCGTTTAACTTACTTTGTTTTTCAATTTCCACTTGATTTCTATCTACGTCTGTTAGCAGTTCAATTACAGGCATGCCGTTATCAAGCCACCTGATGACTGTATTAGCTTTAAGTCCGAAATACTTAGCACATTGAGCCTTACAGCTAAAGTGTAGCTCTTCTTCCGTCGTAGGGTTATAAGCTACTACCTTTATAGCTTTTTGTATTGCCACTGTTTAATCTCCTTTCTATAAGACTATGATATCAAAAAAAGTCAATGCTGTCAAACATTAACCCTTTTTAATTATTTTATTCCTTCCCAGCGTTCAAAATCATCAGCTAGTTCTTGTATAAAGCCCATAATATCGTCAGTAGTGTACTCTGTAAGCTCATTCTCATTACTTAAGTTAGCGAGTTCTCCTGCATAGTCTAAAGCCTTGTTATGGTCTTTGTCGTAGCTTTCACCCTCTTTCTTTCCAGCTCTTACTAGATACTTCAATACCTGCATTGTATACCAGCCTACAAGCTCTTCGTAGTTAAAATTATGTTTCAAGTATTCGTTAAGTTCCACACCGTATTCATTAGCATAGTACCTATTCTTTTTAAAATTCATTAGATGATCCCTCCAAGCCATGCAATGCTCAAAATTACAATCATAGCCAGCCATGCAACAGCTATAAACGCAAAGCTGACACCTGCAACTATCGCTAAAGTTTTTACTGTGTCTTTCATTTTGTTCTCCTTAATTTGATTGTCTGTATTTTTCCATAACATTAGGGTATTTGCTTACAAATTGCAATCGCTCTTGATGTAAGCGACCTGACCAGTGGAATAGTCTATCAATTTCAGATAAAGCACTTAACTTTTCATACATCTCTTTAATGTAAAACTCTGCATTTCCTACTGACTTCCAGTGTGCTGACGTTCTCACAGAGTACCCATTTTCAGCAAGTTTTTGTGCGTTGATATCAGCCTTTTCTTTTTTCTTCATCAGGCTATCAATTTCTTTAAATATAATCTTTAATAATTTAACTTGATAGTTTTGCACTATTTCTTCAGTTGTCATCTCTACACTTCCAAACCATTAATTTCTTCTAAAGTATTCCGGCCTATGTTTACTTTAAAACTTTTAACATCTCTCTCTACTTGCGGTAAAGACGGGTCTGTTTGCATATAATCCCACCATTCAGAGCCGTAATATTCCCCTCGTATCATGATGAAACCATTCCCTTTAATCATTAGGTTACATGCTATTTCTTGACAGCCAAAACCACTATCATAATTAGTTTTTTTCATAAATTTGAGTGCTTTATTTGTATTAATTTTTGTCCTTGTACTACCAATATATTCAATATCGGCAATCGTTTTATCATGGGATGATAAAATTTCTACTGTTTCATCATATAAATTCATTTTTCGTGTTCTCCTCTATTTATAATTACATTCTATCAAGTTACTTTTCCTTTGTCAAATATTAACTATCTTTAACCATAAATAACTTTTCATTTTTCGCTTTGTTACTTCGTCCACCTTGTAGAGTTCCACGTGCTTTGTCAAAAGAATATACAACTTCAAAGCGTTCATCTGAAATCGAATAACTTGAAATTATCACGATATTGGTTTTAGCTATTTCAAATGCCCAGTCATAAAACTCTTGACTATCGAATGAATTGATATAACCTTTTTGGAACTTCCTTCATAAGGAGGGTCAAGATATAGAATAGCTCCAGAAACATCATTAAAAGTATGATAACTTTTGTTTGTAGCTTTTATTTTATTTAATTTTTGAAGTTGTTGGAGTTGTTGGAGTCGTTGGAGTTGTTCAAGTTGTTGGAGTTGTTCATAGTATCGGAGTCGTTGAAGTTGTTCAAGTTGTTTATACTTTTCAATCGATCCCTTATATGTTTCGGTCTGTTTATAACCACTAAAAACGTCATGATTTTCAATTATTTCTTTAGCTATATTATATTTTAAGTCTGAAATTTCTTTGTTGTATATATAGTCTACCTTTTTATTACCGAAAGAGTTGACTAGTAACTTCAAAAAGTCGTCTGTCGTCTTGTTTTCTTTCGCCTTAACCTCGAAGAACTCCTCACGTGAAACAATTAGCGTTTTAATCCACTCACGGTCTTTAGAGATAACTCGCTCAAATGCGTCGGTTATATCCTTGTCCAAGTCATTATAATGCACCTCCAAGCCATTTAAAACACATTCGGCTGTAATTGCTCCACCACCTCCGAAGATGTCATAAATCGGTTTAGTTGTTCCAAAATTCTGTTTGATAATTTCAATTATTTTCTTGCTTATCTTTTTCTTGCTTCCTTGGTATGGAAGTCCGATTGGTTTACCTTTTCTAATTTTCTTCTCGTCTAACTTAAGCATTATTCCTTGTCTTTCTAATTTGATATGTTTTTAACCATAAATAATTTCTCACATTTATCATTTCTTTGTCCGCCTTGAATAGTGCTACGTGCTTTGTCAAAAGAATATACAGCTTCAAAACGTTCGTCAGAAGTTGAATAACTTGAAATTATCACAATGTTAGTTTTGGCCATTTTAAATGCCCAGTCGTAAAACTCTTGACTATCGAATGAATTGATATAACCATCGTGTCTTGTCCCCTCATAAGGTGGGTCAAGATATAATATAGCTCCAGAAACTTCACTAAAATCATGATAACTTTTATTCGTTGCCTTTACTTCGTCAATTTGTTGAAGTCGTTCAAGTTGTTGAAGTCGTTGAAGTTGTTGAAGTCGTTGAAGTTGTTGAAGTTGTGGAAGTCGTTTAAGTTGTTCAAATCGTTTGTGCTTTTCAATCGATCTCTTATATGTTTCTGTTTGTTTATAACCGCTAAAATCGTCATGCTTTTCTATAATTTCTTTAGATAGATTATATTTTAAGTCTGAAGTTTCTTTAGAATACATGTAGCTTTTCGTGCTATTTCCGAAAGAGTTAATCAGCAATTTCAAAAAATCATCTGTTGTCTTGTTTTCTTTCGCCCTAATCTCGAAGAACTCCTCACGTGAAATAATAAGGGTTTTAATCCACTCACGGTCTTGTGATATAACTCGTTCAAATGCATTGGTTATATACTTGTCTAAGTCATTATAATGGACTTCTAAACCATTTAAAATACACTCGGCTGTAATTGCTCCGCCACCTCCGAAAATATCATAAACCGGCTTGTCTGTGCCAAAATTCTGTTTGATAATTTCAACAATCTTCTTGCTTATTTTTTTCTTACTTCCTTGATACGGTAGCCCAATAGGTCTACCTTTTCTAATTTTCTTCTCGTCTAACTTAAGCATTATTTATTGCCTTTCTAGTTTGATATGTTTTTAACCATAAACAATTTCTCACATTTATCATTTCTTTGTCCGCCTTGAATAGTGCTACGTGCTTTGTCAAAAGAATATACAGACTCAAAGCGTTCATCCGAAATTGAATAGCTAGAAATTATCACGATGTTATTTTTAGCCATTTTAAATGCCCAGTCGTAAAACTCTTGACTATCGAAAGAAGAACTGACACCCTCGTATCCCTCTTGTCTCGTGCCCTCATAAGGCGGGTCAAGATATAATATAGCTCCAGAAACTTTGCTAAAGTCTTGATAACTTTTATTCGTTGTTTTTACTTCTTCAAGTCGTTCAAGTTGTCCAAGTCGTTGAAGTTGTTGAAGTTGTTCAAGTTGAACAAGTCGTTTAAGTTGTTTGTACTTTTCAATCGATCTCTTATATGTTTCGGCCTGTTTATAGCCGCTAAAAACGTCATGTTTTTCAATTATTTCTTTAGCAAGATTATATTTCAAGTCTGAAATTCCTCTAGGATATAAATAATATTTCTTTTGATTACCGAAAGAGTTAATCAGCAACTTTAAAAAATCATCTGTTGTCTTGTTTTCTTTCGCCTTAATCTCGGTAAACTTTGTACGTGAAATAATTAGCGTTTTTATCCATTCACGGTCTTTAGAGATAACTCGTTCAAAAGCGTTGGTTATATCCTTGTCTAAGTCGTTATAATGGACTTCTAAACCATTTAAAACACATTCTGCTGTAATTGCTCCACCACCTCCGAAGATGTCGTATATCGGCTTATCTGTTCCAAAGTTCTGTTTGATGATTTCAACAATCTTCTTACTTATCTTCTTCTTGCTTCCTTGATACGGTAGCCCAATAGGTCTACCTTTTCTGATTTTCTTCTCGTCTAACTTAAGCATTATTTATTGTCTTTCTAATTTGGTAAAATTTATTCCATTTTTCTATAAGTTCCAGCAACTTAGGTTCATCATATTCGGTAAACAGTTCAACCTGTGATGTAAACCAGCAGTGCAAACAGCGATCGCAACTATAACAGATATTCACGTATCCCCTGCATCCTTTGCAAACTCCTAAGCCGTCACTCGTTGGGATATCGAAGCAATGGCAATACCTTTCGTCGTTAAAGTATTTACTCATCTATTTTCTTCCTTTCGTTTTAATCAGGTCAACTAATGCAAAAAAAGCATATAGTCCAATTCCGACTAGTGCTATTATAATAACTTTACCAAT